TCATCACTATTAGTATGTTGTATATTGACGTTATTAAAGATAGAACCAAAGGATATAATGGTCCTCCTCATTATTTCGTGATAAAAATATTCAAACATTTTTACAATCCTAGTGTATTATTTAGGGCATTCCAAATGGATTGGTTTCTGTGAAGTCAATGATATCATCTCCTGCACTTCCTATAGCAGTGTTTTCTGCATAGGCATCATCAGTATTTGTAGCAGCAACTATCTGATATTCATAGGTTGCTCCTGATGTGCTTCCTGTAATAACTTCTCCAACTGTAAATGCACCTGTAGCAATAGAAACATTGAGTTCCATAGTAGATGCATCCCAAGACTTAACTCTACCAGTAGCACTACTTGCAGCACCAGTGACAACTTCATTGAAGATGTAGTTACCAGCACCACCTGTATAAGGTGTTGTGATTGTAGCAGTAGGAGCAAGGGTGTATCCAATTCCAGCATTAGTGATTCCAATTTGAGTAACAATACCTACAGTATTACCACTACCTACATATGCAACTGCAGTTGCTGTTGTACCTGTACCAGGTGCTCCTGTAAAGGTGATTGTAGGAACTGTGGAGTATCCAGTGCCACCTGATGTAATTGTGACTATTCCAATAGATCCATCACTGATAGTGGCAGTAGCAGCAAAACCTGCTCCTCCACCACCTACTACCACTATACTTGGTGCTACTGTATATCCAGAACCTGGATTAATAATATCAATACGTTGTATCTTGGATGACTTAACTCCATCATAATCCACTATGTCATCTGTCATAGATGCTATACCAATAGCAGTGACTCCTCCAGATGGAGCAGATGAAATAGCAACTCTAGGAAGACTAGTATAATCTTCTCCTCTATTAGATATTGTGATGAATGAAACTGCACCATCTACAAGACCAGTTGCAAGCACTGCAGGGGTTCCTGATGCTACTAGAGTAAGTGTCTCAATGTAACCTGCTTTCTCTAGGTTATCATCAATATCACCCACTCCTGTATCAACAACAGAATCCTCATATCTATAAAGCTCACATTTGAGTTCAAAAACGTAATTCTTCTTTAACTGATAGAATGGTTTCTCATGTTCTACAAACTTAATCTCAAATAACCTATCTCCTAATGGGAAGTATATTAAGTCTCCTTCCTTAGGTCTAGTTGCTAATTCTATGTTTGGTATATTCTTAATAAGTGGTGTAATATAATTCTCAAACCTATCTCTTGAGATGATAAGAGTTAAGTCATCAAGTGCCTGAACACCAAACTTTGATAGAAGAGAACCTTGTCCTTCATAACCATCAAAGGTATCTACATATGCTTCCAAAGGAATTGCTTCCTCAAACTTAGACTCTATGACTTCCTGTATTACAGTAGTCTTGGTCATGTATCTTCTAGGGATATAATAGACATCCACCCCATACATCTTAATCTGTTCATTGATTAAGCTTTGGACTAGATTCTGCTCTGTAGAAGACCCTTGTAGGAAATAAGGATTTAATGCCATTAGCCTATCATATCAAGAGGAGGTAGTTCATAAGTATTAGACATATTCTCTCTAATCTTCTCTAAGTCTTTCTCAGCATCTTCATAGATTTCTCTACCATTCAACTCTACACCACCAGGCAACTTAACACCTTGGAACTTCAAAAGGTTTTGCCCCCACTGCCTTTTGATTAAAGCAGTAGCATAAGGTTTTAAGAATGAATCATTATAGACTCTAGGATACTCTGATGGGTTCATCAACCTAAAGCAGTCAATGACTAAGAAGTCTCCAACAGTAACCATACCCCAGTCAATATCCAAATATAATCTATCCTGTCTCTTGTTAAATCTTATTTGCTTCTCAGTGGTCAATAGGAAGTTAATATCTTCTAGATATGTCTTTACCATCGCATAGGAAAGAAGTTCAGTAGAACCCCAATAGTAAATATCATTTAAGAATAACTGATACTTCACACTGAACATATTATTGGTGATAGTGTTACTACCATCAAAATGGAATATCTTTGTAACGCCTAAAACTTCTGGTGGAACCTCCAAATAATTACTATTTTCTTCATAAGTAAATGTAGTGGCAGTTCCTACAATAGTTGTATCTACAGTAGTTGTGCTAATACCCACTCCAGTGGTTTTTGCTTTTCCTCTATCAATATCTGCTTGAGTTATCTTATACTTCATATAGGTCTGGTAGACCCCATCAAAATGTCTTTCTTGGAAGAACTGAAGAGCATCATCTATCAGATCTTCTACTTGTTCATCAGCAACATTTATTTCTAAAACAGGCGCACCAAGTTTTCTCTTACAGTAATCAATCAGTTCTGATCTAGTTGAAGGTTGCGCCATTTATCTACTTTACTAGTATAAGTTTATTTATGGTGCTGATGATATACCAGGTATAACCAACACATCTCCTGATACTATTCTGTAAACAGAAGAACCAGAACCAATTAAAACATCATATACATATCTACCTTCTGGCAAATTTCTAGTAGCAGTAGATCCTAATGATAATCTAAACTCACCACTTTTAGCACTAGTGAATCCAACTTCAAATGTTTTTATTGCATGAGCAGAAGAACCAATAGCAACACTCTTTGCAAGTTGAGCAGAACCAGTATATCCAGTAAAGTCAAATGCAGTGCCAGATGTACCAACTACAGTATAGTCAGCATCTAAATCTGCTCCAGTGTTGAGGGTGAGATTTACACCATATGCAACACCAGAACTGGGATCAAATGTAAGAGTGTTTTTAGCCATTAGATAGTGCTCTTAGTAAAGTTTTAATTTCATTAATATCATCCTTAAGATCTTTCAAATCATTCTCCATATTATCTATCCTATTAGTTCCTTGCTTTCTTCTAGCACGTTGTGAAACATAATTATTATATTCACTAGAACTTGTATTTACAATAGCATTGCTATTCATATCACGTATGAGATTGTTGTGTCCTTCTACTTTCATATTATGCAAGTGCAATAACTCTTAGATTTTTCACTCTAGGTGGTTGTGCCTGATTAGTACCAGTTCCTACCAATTTAATACTATAGTATCTAAAGGTTGGAAGGTCATCAATAGTAAATTCATAATCATTCCATACAACTTGATTTGATGTATATGCTATAACATCAGTTTTAGCAGTTAATGAATCTGGAAGACCACTGTTCTTTGCTGGATCAATGATTTGCCCACTTGATAATAAGTTATCATAACCAGGGAATGGTTGATAAATTAATTCATCATTTGGACTCTCTGAAATTGCATAGAATGCTCTAAGATCACTAGTCAAATTAATATGACCTTCTAGATGAATCTTAATTCCAGTTGCTCCAGATTTTAAAGTAACTGGTTTTGATGCATAAACAAATGCATTAGGATCATCCTTTAATGTATTGACTCTATTATCAGTAACAAAATCAGTAACTGGATTATTAATCCTATTAGAACTTAATATAACACCTATTCTATCCAAATCAACTATAGGAGAAATTGTAGGATCTGCTCCATAAAGAGATAAATTCATGGTGAATGATTTATTATCAGGAAGAGTAGTTAAAGATGTTGTTTCATTAATTCTAGAAGCAATCATTCTAGGACTAGACATATAATTGTCACCATCTAAAGTGATATCTTCAAATCCTTTATCTACAAATGGACTCTCAGATCCATCAATACTAGATGCAGTAACAGTTCTAATTTGACCTGTTATGTTAGTTCCTGCTGGTGTTACGTTTTGAACTATTGGAGTTACAATTTCAAATGGAATATTTTCAGTAGAAAGTATTTGAGAACCACCAGCAGATTTAGTTTGATTGAAATGTAATTTTGGAAGACTAGTTCCTACAGATCTATTCACTCCATTAGCAGACATATCCACTTTAATATTAAAGTAATCTAATCCTTGAGGATTGGATACAGTAGCATCTGCCAAATTATGATTTGTATTAATTCTTCTTAGAGAAACTCCATTCAATTCATACTTATTAACTTGATCAAGAGCACTGTGTGATAATGTTTTAGTAGAATCAACTCCTCTAGTCACACCTGTTAATGTGTTATTGGATACTCCACTGTAAGAAAGTATCTCACTTCCTACCTTAACATATCCTAAGTTAGTTGAACCAACACCTACATTTTCAAACTCAGCAAAGTCAGTTCCATCATCTACACTTATAGATCCTGTAGATGCAGAATCATAATCTGCAGATAGTACAGTAGGTTGAACATCAGATCCAACATCAGCGAATGTTACTGTATTCTGAGTAGAATACATTCCATTATTTTTTTGATTAACCTTAATATGAAGTCCATCACTCACTGTTACAGGAGAACCTGATAATCTTACATTTCCTCCAGCAGTGTAGTTTAGAACTGTGACACCAGCACCTGTTACATAATTGATAGTGTTAGTAGCACCAACTACAAAATCACCTTGAACATTATCAAGAACAAATTCATTAGTTCCAGTAAGTGAAGCAATAGAGAACTTAATATCTCTTCCCAAAGAAGTTAGTCCTACAGTGGCAACACCAACTACATCACCAATTACATAACCACTACCACCACTCACAACAGTTGCAGCAATAGCAACTCCATTTGTAATAGTAAGATTTAAAGTTCCATTTCTTCCACTTCCAGTTTGAGTAACCATAGGAACATGGTTATAAGTTTCACTACCAGAGGAAGGAGTATAACCAACACCAGGATTGGTAATTGTCAAATTGCCAGTTGCTGTTCCTGCAGCACCTACATATCTTCCTGTGGCATTGCTACCAGTTTGTTGAACTATATTTCCAACAGTAATTGCAGTATCAGATATAGTAGTATTAAATCCAATCCTTATCTTATTTGAATTAATTTCAAATGAGTCCTTAAGTAAAGGTGGAATATCATCTGAGTATGTAAGTAAAGGTGGATTTGTGA